GCGAATGGATTAATAGTGAATGGTTCGGTTTGAACAGAGCTTTAGTCAATGCCCGTACTGTTAGCAGATTGATTAGTAGCGGTATGTATTGCAATAGTAATATTTTAAGTGAAATCAATTATGAGAAGGATGGTAATCTTGGATATTACTGGGTGGAAGTATGAAACAACCAATAAAATATTTCAGTATGTTTAGTGGAATAGGAGGTTTTGAGTATGGAATGGAACAATCTGATTATGAATTTGAGTGCGTTGGTTACAGCGAAATAGACAAGTATGCGAGGAGTATTTATGAAAGACACTATCCAAACCACATTAACTACGGAGATGCAACACTCATCAATACCGAAGACTTGCCAAGTTTTGAGTTCCTCGTTGGAGGATTTCCTTGTCAAGCTTTCAGCATTGCTGGAAAACGAAAAGGATTTGACGAAGCAAGAGGAACACTATTTTTTGAGATTGCAAGGGTTCTCCGAGACAAAAAGCCCTCTTGTTTTTTACTCGAAAACGTTAAGGGCTTATTATCTCATGATAGGGGCCGAACTGTCCAAACCATTTTTAGGGTCTGCGATGAACTCGGGTATGATGTATCATGGGCGGTTTATAATTCCAAAGACTATGGTGTGCCGCAGAATAGGGAGAGGATTTTTATTAAGGGATATTCTCGAACCAGTTGTGGAGGAGAAGTATTATCTGTCCCCAGAGTTGACAAGGCGGTTGATGAGCCAATGAGCAACACTTATTATGGTGTTCGTGCTGGTCGTGGGCATAAGGATGATGAGATTATGAACACCTTGTCTTGCAGTGGTCATAATGGTGGAAGTAGCCAGTTAATACAAATCAATGATAAGAAGCAACAAGCAGAGCGTGTTTATGATAGTGAGGGTTTGGCTGCAACATTGTTAGGTACGGGGAGTAAAGGATTGTATAAAATCAATAAGGTTGGGGAAATCAATAATCATCAATCTGGTCAAGTTTATGATGTTGATGGGATTTCTCCTACACTATGTGGTGGTGATGGGGGATTAGGTGCAAGAACTGGATTGTATAAGATTAACACGGTTAAAAAGGGTAAACATCAAAGTGGGAATGTTTATGGTGATGATGGAGTGAGTCCTTGTTTAACTGCTGTAGATTATAAAAGACCAGTGAAAATTGTTCAACCTGTGCTTACTCCTGAACGTGAAAACAAAAGACAAAACGGCCGCCGTATGAAAGACAATGATGAGGAAATGTTTACATTAACAGCAACAGACAAGCATGGAGTCTACGATGGCATAACCGTCCGCAAACTAACACCAGTGGAATGTGAAAGGTTGCAAGGGTTCCCTGATGACTGGACAAAATACGGCAAAGACAACGAACCGATATCTGACACACAACGATACAAATGTTGTGGTAATGCAGTTACTACGAACGTGATATCTGCGATAATAGAGGAGATGTTCCAATAAAGAGGTGGAATGATGAGTGATTGTGATAATTGCATACACACTTTCTATAATGATAATACGTGGTACTGCCTACTAGGTAACCGACCAAACAAGGAATGCGAGGACTACCACCACTGGAACAGATTAACAGATGAAGAGAAGAGACAATGCAGAAGCTGAAATGTAATTATTGTGGGAATACCCTAACTATAAGCGAGGTTTGGGCATTCCTACATTATTTATTCAAAAAGAAGTATTATGTGCAATGCCCAAAGTGCAAGCATATTAGCAATTACTATATTCGCTTATGGCTAACCCATGATACCACCGACAAGCTCGAAAAAGAAACCAACAAAAAACTAAGATGGTGAGAAACTTTATGACAACAACAAAAACAATACCCTTAAAAGACCTGGTAGAACAAGCCCGCAAAGAATACGGATGGCCAAACCTACGCTCAAGTCCAAAGAAAGACGAAATACGAAAAATCCCAGACACCTACTGGAAAGAACAACACGATCAAGGCAAACAACTAAAAGAAGTAGCCGAAGAATTAAACATAAGCCCCTGCTACCTATCTAAATACCTAACATCACAGGGCATCTATTGGAGACAGTTATGATGAATGGCAGATACGAATATGACATACAGAACCGGTTAATCAAAAAAGATGGGAATTACCTTGCAAGATTAACCGACAAGGAAGCCCACAAGATAATTGATGAGCTTAACAGACAAGACAGAAAACTGAATGAGTATGAAAGAACAATCGCCAAGATAAGGAAAATATTAAGAAGCTGATAAACCATGCCGAACCAATTAGAAAACCTACTACGGGAAGTACAACAAAGCATAACCATGATAGACAAAAGAATACACTCACTTGATGAAAGAAAAACTGAACTAGTCCAATTCCGCCAGGAACTAGTCCAGGAACAAGAACGATTACTCAGGGAGAAGAGGATAAGATGAATCCAAAACATAAAAGAAGCCTAAACATAATCAATGACACAATAACCGACCTAACCAACTTCATCAATAATTTTTACCAACAACTACCAAAAGGAGGAGACGATCCAAACCTTGACAAGAGGATAAAGTCTGACCTTGAAGACCTAAGGATTTGCATTCAATTATATGAGAACAGGTTGGAACGGGAATGAAATGCGGATACTGTGGGTCACCCTTTATTCCACAGTATCCTCATCAGAAATATTGCAGTAAGACTTGCAGCAGTAATCGCCACAGAGAGCAGAAATGTGCTTATGCAAGGCGAAGATATAAAAGGATAAGGGATAAAGACCTGATTAATCCCAGTCAATTCAAGCCAGGCACAAGCAACTTACACCAACACAAGCTTGCTGATGATGAGGCGGAGTACAAGCGAATACAACAAGAAATGCGACGATTAAAATTGAGAGGTTAAACTGTCTATAAGTATTAGTAGTATAGGAGGAAAACAAAGGCAAAAAATGGGGATCAAACATTTTCACCTAAAAACTTGGATGATACTTCCCAATAATAATACTAATCTTCCCCACACTACTTCCTTTCTTTTTCTTTTATACAATGTGCATATAGTAATTCATTAATACAAAGTTCCAAGTAATTAAAAGTCAAATCGTCGCAAAGCAAAGTATATACCAAATAGTTTTACCATTTTCTATAGCCAAAAAATATAACAACAGTCTTCAATCATTTGTGCAATATAGTATTCATTTAAGTCCCTCCTATAAGGATTTGAAACACAACAAATGGGAAATGTATCATCCAAAAATGGTGAAAAAAACAAGTTTATTCTTTTAACTGGCATGGATTTTTGGTTCAAACCCAAACCAAGCCACAATATTTCCAAAAAAAGAAACCATTGTTTAAGGAATATGTGATATAAAAATATGCAAACCAATATCATAATATAGTAAAAAACTGGGGGAGTACCATTGGGGGCTTCAGCAACCATAACACTTTTTTATGGGCCTCAAAACTCCCCCTTTTTTTACCACTACAAAAAAAGATAATACTTTTAACACTATTTTTATGACTACTCACTACTGCCAACTATGCGGAAAACCCTACAAGAAAACCACGAACAACCAAAGATACTGCTCACAAGAATGCAGTCAGGAGGCCCGCAGACTCAAATCACGAGTATATTTTAGTCGATGGTACACGAAAAACAAAGTATACTGTTGGGCAAGAAAAAAAGGCACCGGCACACTAGGACCACACAGGCACGAAACCGATGAATCCGAATACGAAGCGATCCAGAAAGAATTGCACCGCCTACGGCTACGAAAATAAAACTAACCCTAATCCTTTTTGACTTGCTTTGAGTGTATAATAACAGAACCCAAAATAAAAGGATAGGGAGGATAGGATGAGTGGAGTCGAATGCCTACACGAAGAACAAATACAAGCCCAATCACGGAAAATAACCGAACTAGAAACCCGTGCGGATTTCAAAGACAAACGAATCGATGAACTATACACTAAGATGGATAAGATGGAAAACAAACTAGACAAGCTTAATGAGAATGTCAATCAATTATTGATACAATCACGGCAAGGGGACACCGACCTCGAATTAAGACTCAAAGCCATCGAAACCGAACTCGCACTACAAAAACAAACCACCCTCGATAACCACAACCGAATATCTAGCTTGTTAGCAATTATTGGTGTCGGATTAACTATTATAACCATCTTGATTAACGTTTATTTCAACATAATACGATAACCCATTCATTAGAGAAAAATAAGATACAACAAGATTAAATAAGGATGATAATATGGCAATAACCGAATGGCACACTCCAATACATGAATGTCAAAAAGGAGAAGTACAAAGGGAACGATGCTATTTAGAGCCATACTTTTTCTTCAATGGAAACTTAAAGGACTATGCCAAATTATTGCAGTATGCATTTGCTAAACAACATGAACAAAACCTGAACAAAACTTGCACAAATTATGAAGAGTTCCTTGAGAAACAACCTATCTGTTTTCATCCATATGACAAAGACAAAGGCCAAGCTCCAACATACCAACAATTAAGACATTGGAGCAATGGAGTCAATACCAACTGTGATGAAAAACATAACTGGGATGAAAGAAGGTCCAGTAAAAGAAATGAGTTCAGTAGATTACAATCAGAAAATATGGCTGCACAGTTTGCCGAGGATATGCCTTATTTTTATGAATGTGTTAAAAAAGGATTTCAAGAAGTTGATGAGTCTGTAGACAATGCCAAAATGATGGGGAAATTCACACCACATCAAGCAGAATCCGCAACCAAAGGAAGAAACAATGCAGTCAACAGTTTACTCCAATTAACTGGTAAAGACAAAGATTATAATGTTAAAGCCGATGTCAATGCAGATATTGAAGCCAAAGCAGAAGTAGAAACCAAAGCAGATATTGCTCAAGACATCATACTCAAACCAGAATATGTAGAACTAACAAGAAAACTGTTGGAGGATGTTGTCAATGACTCCTAAAATACCTGACAACCCAGCATTCTTTGCAATGAAAGCAAGTGAAAACACATGGAAACCCTTCCAACACTTAATACTCATAATTGAATTATTACTCTATGTAGTACAAGGCAGACTATCACGATTAATGATATTCTGCCCACCAAGACATGGCAAATCAGAATTAATCAGTTACTATTTTTTAGCATGGTACCTCGGATACTTCCCTGACAAGAAAGTCATATTAACAACACATACTGCAGCTTTCAGTAGGAAATGGGGAAGAAGAGTCCGGAACCTATTAAAGAAATACGGATTAACACTCTTCGAACAAGAAATACGATTATCAGAAGACAGTCAAGCCGCAAGTAACTGGAACATCAAAGGCCATCAAGGAGGATTATTCACAAGTGGTACTGGTGGGGCAATCATAGGTGAAGGTGCAAACCTATTCCTAATTGATGATCCAACTAAAGGTTTCAAAAAAGCTAACAGTAAAACTCACCAACAAGAACTGAATGACTGGTGGTATACTGAAGCCAAGACAAGACTTGATGCCGACCTTGAGAAAGGAATCAAACCGGGAGTAATTGCTATCTTCCAAAGATTAAACAAATGGGATTTAGCCGGACAAATATTGTACAAAAAAGATGGGGAGAAGACAGTTCCCAACGAACCTCAAATGGATATATTCAAAGCATTGGAAATCCTACGGAATGGTGGAACTATCCCTTATGGCACATGGGTTATCTGTAATCTACCAGCAATAGCTGAAGAGAATGACCCATTGGGCCGTGAACCCGGAACTGCATTATGGCCTGAAAAAGTACCTGTTGAAGAACTCCAACAAAACAAAAGAACAATGGGTAGTTTCAGATTCAATGCAGTTTATCAAGGTAACCCAATGGAACCTGAAGGGGGAGTATTCAAAAGAAAATGGTTCCGAAATAGCAAAGTGCCTGACAAGCAGATGGACCAAATGATAAAAGACTTGCCAAGCTTGCGATATTGGGATTTGGGTGCAAGCGGTGAAGAGGGAGACAATACTGCCGCTAATTTAAGTTATTATGATGGAGAGTATTTGTATTTTAGAAAACAATTGAACAAAGGATTGACTCCATTGCAAGTAGATAAATATTTTGTTAATGTTACTTTGAGAGATGGTAAAGAAACCACAGTTCGTATTGAGCAAGAACCGGGTGCATCTCCTAAAGTTTTGATAAATAAATTTTCAAGACATAAAAAACTGAAAGGGCATCGAATAAGGCCTGACAAAGTGAGAAATGCTGGTGATAAATTAACAAGAAGTTTCGATTTGCAGTCTTTGGCTGAAGATGGAAAAGTGTTGATAGCAGAATCAATCTTTGATGAAGTTGTTAATGAGTTAGTGGAATTCACCGGAGAAGAAGGCGGAACCGATAACATTGTGGATACCTGTACTGGTGCTGCAAGGTATTGGTTAAGGCCTAAAAGGAAAGTTAATGCGTGATATATTATGACAAAGAAATCTGATAGTTTTATAGTGACAATCGACAATGAAAAAGAGTACCATGTTATCGACCAGTTAGAACTCGATAAATATGCAATGAAAGCGGATATTGACCCTGCGACTGGGAGCAAACAGGTAGTGGATGAAACTTACAGGATGGGGCATAACATCCTCAATCCGAAATATAACCCATACGATTTAGTGGCTTTACTAGATTTGTACACTTATCATGCGAGTTGTGTTGAAGCGGTCGCAATGGATGTCAGCGGTATCAGTTACACATTGAAACCAATAGAAGGTACTGAGCCAATCGAGGTGGAAAAGGAACGTTTCATTACTGTGTTAGATAATTGTACCCCAAGTATTAATACTCATTTGCAACGCCTTGTTTATGACCGCAGAACAATCGGCTATGGTGCTTTGGAAGTGATACGGGAGGATAAGTCTGATTCTGATATTATAAGGTTGAAGCATATTCCTGCACAGACATTAAGAAGACACGCCGACCTTAAAAGAGTATTGCACACTACACCATCTGGCAAGCGAGTATGGTTCGTGATTTATGGCAAGAATTATGATGAGTATGGTAACAAGTGTGATGTTCATGCAGATACTGGTGAATTCCACCCATATAATTCATTGGAGCCTCATGAGAAAGCCAACGAATTACTATGGAGTATGGAGTATTCACCAGGGACCAACTATTACGGCAGACCTCCAATAGTCAGTTGTCTTGGCAGTATTAAGGGGGATATTGGAGCAGTCAAATACAATAATAGTTTCTTTGAGAATTATGGAATGCCGAAGTTTGCTATTACTGTTACTGGTGACTTCGCAGATTATGATGTGGATCCAGATGATGAAGATTATGACATCACACAGACTTTAAGGTATAAGATTGGTCAGCAGATTAAGGAAGTTATTAAGAACCCACACTCCGCTATTTGTATTACCATTCCAAGTGAGGGTGAAGAGGGTAATGTTGACTTGCAGATTACTCCATTAAGTGTGCAGACGGAGGAGGGTCATTTCCGTATGTATCGTAAGGATACCCGTGATGAGGTTATTCATGCTCACCACATGGACCCAAGCCGTCTCGGTGTATTCGACTCCGGTAACCTGAACGGCAGTAACTCCGAAGCGACTATGAGCAGTTACAAATATGGCACTATTGCTCCAATCAAGGCAGAAATGGAGTCATTGATTAATCAAATTGGAACCGAATTAGGAATCACTAGTTGGAAGTTCTGTATTGAAGAAGTGGCACCAATCGACTACACAAAGGATTTAGCATTAGCGGAGTTCCTGTTTGCAAGGGGTGCTATGACTATTAAGGAATTGATTGATAATTTCGGTGGTAAATTCGGACTAACCATGGAAGACCCAGATGACTACTACCTGAATGCAAGATACATGAATGGTCAACCATTGGACATATTATGGGGAAATGTGGAAGACAATCCAAACCTTGAATATGATACAATACTCAGCTCAATAGAAGATACATTCAGAGGAGAAACTAATCATGAAAACATCACTGGAGAAGAAGAGGAAACTGATAGCATCATTAGTGACAAGGAAGAGGTCACAACTGAATGAGCGAAAACTTGAACGTGAAATCAGCCGATACTTCAAAGGTTTAGAAGAAGAAATCCTTGAGAATCTTGATGAATACTGGACCGATTACCAGTTAATGCAAGGACAAATCAACCTAATCAAACAACCCATACTCGACAGTCACCAAGACTACTATGAGATACTTGAAAAGTATAATAAACGGGAATATCAAATCGGAACCGATGAAGGCAAACGATTAGTCGAATACGCCACCGGCAAACACTCCGAAAAGGGGATACTTGACATAATCAAAATGACCGCCAGTAGATACAACCTATTCGGAACATTACGATGGACCGAACAAACATTACTGGAACGATTATTCATTGCAAGTCAATCTACACTTGAAAAGGTTGATGAGAACATTAACGAAATAATCAGTGAGGGATACCGTAGTGGTAAAGGAATCAATTATGTTCGAAGCAAGATACGTGAACGATTCACACAGTTACGAACATGGGAAGCAACCAGGATAGCAAGAACTGAAATCCACACTGCCCATAATGAGGGAATAATGCGAACCTATGATGAAATGAATGTGTCCTATACTCAATGGATTGCCCATATTGATAATCGTACAAGACCAAGTCACGGCGGAAGAGTCAAAGGCAAGAAAAGCACTGCACATTCAGTTAGCAATGTCAATGGTGAAATCATACCATTCGGCGGAACATACTCCAATGGATTGGCTTATCCGGGTGACAAGTCCGGACCAATAGAGGAATGGATTAATTGTAGGTGCAGTAATGCTCCTTTCGTAGTGCCGTATGGGTATATGGCACCAAGTTTCAGTCCGTTCCGTGAGTCCGACCTTATACCGATTAATAAATGAAAATTCTCACCTATCTTTTTTTTAAACTGCTTTGAGTGTATAATAGAAAGCCCCACAATAAAAGGAAGGTACAGGGGCTTTCGGAAATTGATGCGTATGAAAACAATAAAAACACTAACCGATGGCACAATCCTACTAACAGCCCCCGTAATGATACCAGGAGCAAAAGACTGCGACTACGAGAATGGGGAAGAGCCTTTAACCGAAACCCAAATCCGTGAATTCGCAAAAACCTACCAAGACTACGGCTTCATAGACCACGAACACGGACTAACCAGAAACGGCGAACGGATAGGAGTGCCAGTCAACTCATTCTTACTAACAGAAGACACTACCATGACCACCATAGATGGATCCATGAAATCATATCCTAGGGGGTCATGGTTTGTCACTTCACATATAACCCAACCCCAAGCAATTGAGACGGCTTTGGGTGGTGGTTATACTGGGTATAGTGCTAGTGTCTTCACCAGGTCACGGGCGGACGAGTACCTAGCCGCACTAAAAAGCGATAAGAGTACTCCGATGCCTTGCAGTTGTAAAGATGTTAGTAGCTCAGGCAACAGCTTAATTAAGGATGTGCCTGACCCAGTAGTACTATCAGTAAGCCTAGTGAAATCTCCTTGCTTGCATGATAGCCAATTCTGTGAAGTAAATGGTGATATAATGGAAAACCAGGAAGATGTAAAATCATTAAAATCTAAGGTGCTCTCTGCTATGGGCATGACCGAGGAGGCAGAAGTCCTTGCATTGAAAAGTGAAGTTGCAGATATGCAGGCTACACTTGAACAATTAAAAAAAGACTTCAATGATGCACTCAAAACCCTGCAGGAAGAGTTCACCAAGACTTTAACTGAAGCTTTAACTCCAGTGGATGAAGAGGAACCAGAGGAAGCTGAAGCCGAAACTGAAGCCGAAGCCTCTGCAGAGAAATCCCTGGAAGAACCAGTTAAAGAAGAAGAAGAAGAAGTAGTAGAAACCGAAGAAGAAGCGGCCGAAGAACCGGTAGCTGAAAAAGGCGAATCCAAAGCAGAACCAGTACATGACAACCTTTCTGCTGAGAAGAGTAAGCCTGTTAATATTTATGAAATCATGGGCAAAAACCCTGATGGAACACGTAAAAAATAAACCCCCTATTTTGAGGTATGATATTTATGGTGAATGAACATATTTTATCCCAAATCGTAAACGAACAAGAACGCGAAGTTTTTAAATCAATGAGAATTGATATGAATACTGCAAAAGCATTATTGAATGATGAGCAGTTTGCCACCTTTATGCGTGCTGCTACTATCAGTCAAACCATGTTAGCAGATGCAAGTTTCCGCCGTATGAACAGTACCAGCCAAGTGGTATCCAGTACCAAAATCGTTGGCAGAGTATTACAAAACGGTTACGATTCTAACGGTGACACTCAAGACCAATTAACCGAAGCAACCATCGGTTTCGGTAAAGCAGAGTTAAACGCTAAAAAATTAAAAGCAAAAACCAGCATCCTCGATGATGACAAGGAAGACAACATTGAACAAGCTCAATTCGAACAAACCTTACTCAGTATGATGGGTGAAGCAGTAGGTGTAGACCTTGAAGCATTAGCGGTCTATGGTGACACTACCAAGACCGGACTCTTCGGTGTTACTAATGGATGGTTAAAAGGAGCAACCAACCACATCGTACAAGGAACCGATTACGATGTAACCACCAAAGGCATTACTGACTTGTTCAATCAAGCATTATACAAATTACCTGAAGCATACAGACAAGCAAACCTCATGAAAGACCTTGTCTTCTATGTACCTTTCGAAGTTTACGAAGCATACAGAAACTTCCTCATTGATCGTGAAACCGGATTAGGAGACTCTAGTTTATTGAATGCTGATGAATTAAAATACAAAGGAATCCCAGTAAAATACGCACCAGTCCTTGATGCAGCAGATGGAAGAACCTCCTACGGCAAAGTTGCAGGCTGTGTACTCACTGTGCCTGAATTCCTTTGGTACGGCGTCTGGCGTGACCTTAGCGTGGAGCCTAATCGTGTTGTCGCTGAAGAAAAAACCGAGTATTTCTACCGTATTAGATGCGATGCAAGTCTCCAATGGACTGATGCTATCGTTGTCGCGGACATGACCGCAGCTGAAGCAGCAGCATTATTATAAGTAGGTGATGTGGTATGGCAGAAAAGAAAACTGCTAAAAAAGCAGCACCAAAAAAACAATCTGAGTTATTACCTTTTGATGAATTGCCAATAGTGGTAAAACGTAACCGTAAACTTTTATACGAATATATTAGGACTGGAGAATTACCAAACTAAACATCTCCATTCCTTTTAATTATTTTTTTTTATTATATGGTGAATAATTTATGTGGATTAGTGTAGATGACGTAATCAATTTCACAGGTTTAAAACCAAAGCATTTAAATCTTGAAAAAGACGACACCACAGGATTAAATAACATAGTATCCGATTGGATTAATCAATCACAGGATTTGATTAACGTGTACACTAATCGGAACTATACAGATGCAACCGTAAGAGATGCCATCCGCAATGTTTGTCTAAGATTAACCAGTAACATGGTAAGTCTTGCCATACAGAAAAGGGATTCCCCGATTATTAAGGTGAATGACTGGACAATCCAAAACGTATCTTCAGACATTTTTACTGAAGAATTGAAACATGATCTAAAACCATTCATCAAAGACAGTAGTAACGATAAAGACAGCATCGGCATATTAGCCATAACCGGTAGTGATGAGTAATGGTTCAAATTGATGTGGACTTGTCCCATTTGAAAAGCTTTGGAGCAGGAATCCCTGAAGTCCAGAAACGTGGATTGGAATTAACTGCATTGGACTTAATCGGTAAGTTAATGCGGAACAGTCCAGTCGACCATGGATTATTGAAACAATGGGCAATCACCAAACGCTCCAGTGACAGTATCACTGTACAATCCCCTGCAAAATATGCAGCGGCACAGAACTATGGTACAAAACCATATATGCTCCGACCGAAGAATAAGAAAGCATTACACTGGGATGGAAAATACTTCAGTAAAGGACATATGATGCCAGCAAGACCTGGAAAACACTTCGTTGAAAGGAGCATTGAACAAGTGCAACCAAGAATACAGAATCATTTCAAAGTAGCGATTAGGGAAGTGTTAATGTGACCGTAAACATAGTAACTGGTTTTGAGAAAATCAATGAGATAATGCAAACCTGCATAACAACCGAAATGACAGAGGACGGTTTATTATCTGATGTTGAAACCTTTGTCAACACTTACTATGATGAAGGCAGTGTCGATGAACCAGTAATATGGATGACACAACACCCCACAACTGCGGACAGACAAGCCGACATCAGTCAAACAATGCAATTAATCACTCCCTTCGAATTCGATTGCGGAGTCTACGATAATGACATGGACACTGCCGATTTGGAAAGTCAAAACCTTGCAGGTAGAGTCATACTCTCAATACTAAGGAATTGGCAACGAACTCAAGCCGAAGTATTGCCTGGACAAAGAATGATAACTAATGTCACATTAGAAACCTACAGTCCAGTCGGTTATGTAGATGTCACAGGCAAATCAGATAAAGTCCCGGTGACTGGTGTAATCTTGAATATTCATCATATTATTAATTGGAAATTATGTTTAAAACAATTAGGAGCTTAAAATTATGGTAGATAGAGGATTTGGATTAGAACTTGAAAGCACCTACGCCGACACTACTGTTGCCAAATCAAGTTTTGACCCTGATTGGTGGAATCAAGCCGAGGATGTTGATTTCAACCTTGGTGATGAACCAGTATTAAGGTCAGGTGGTTCCCGTATGAACCGTCGTGCTCGTGCAGGTATCATGAAACCATCCGGTAGTACTACTGCTGATGCAGACTTGCAACAATTGGCTTGGTATTTCCGTGGTTTCCTTGATAATTATAAGTATACTGCTGGTAGTGGTAGTGTGCATACTCATGAGTACTGGGGCGGTGAAGGTAAGGAGTTACCATCTTTCCGTGGTATCGCAGTGTATGATATGCTCAAGAAATACCTTTATGGATTGTTAGAGGATAAATTAAGTCTTGAAGTGTCCGATGAAGGAATGACAGTACAAGCAGACTGGATATACAGTACTGAAAAAGCAGGCATCATTGGAACTGATGATACTTTCACTCGTCCTGATGAATTAACCAACGAGCAAATATTCATCATGTTCTACGATGTTGGTTTGAAAATGGGAACTGACGGTCAAGGTAACCTTAAAGACTTGGACGGTGTTAGCACTGCTTTCAGTTATGAGGGTAACAACAACCATGATGTGGACGGTACAATTGGATTAGGTAGCAGATATCCACAGAAACGTGCACAGGCTGGTAAACGTGAAAACACAATAAGCATTACAACCACATTAACAAGTGACACAGTAAGGAGTATCCTTGATGCTCAGTATGGTGAAGTGAATGCATTAGAACCATCTGCTTGTAGATTATTACAAGTGCCACTGCAAGTCCGTATTGCTCATTGTGAAGCAAGTGACTTGGAATGCATTATATTCTTCCCTAAATGTACATTAAGAGTAGAGTATACTATGAGTGGTGTTGATGCTATTGAAACCACCATTACATTAGATACTCTCGGTTCAGGTACTGCAACATTAGCAGATGGAACCACTGAAGTGGAAACGGATATGTACGTTAAATTAGTTAATAACCAAGAAGAACTCATTGCCAACTAGATGGCAATACCCTTTCTTCTTTATATTTTTTTTTATTAGTGAATTACCAAGAAGTGAAATATTATGGCAGTGTTAACTAAATCGGATATCTTATCTGGAATCAAAAAAGTACAAAAAATCAAAATCGAAACATTAAACGGCGAACTATGGCTAAGACCACTAACATCAGCCGAAGTCAACGAAATCCTAAACATCGAAGCACAAGGATACGGAACATTCAACGCATCCAACAATCGTGGACAAACAATGGCAGATGGAAAAATGAACCTAGCCAAACTACAAGAAAAACAAGCCGAAGCAAAATACCAAGCAATCTACAAATCAATCAACAATGACAAAGGCGATGAATGGACAATCGATGAAATCAAAGAATTCAAAGCCAATGCAGTAGATGAGATTTATGATCATATCATGGAAATTTCAGGAGCAAATGTCAAAGAGGCAGATGTGAAAAAATTTCCTGAAAACGAATGAAGCAAAACAGATAATCATCTTTGAAGATAAAGGCTATAAGTTAGCCACTACACAATCGGACCTAACCTTGCCACAGGAAGTATTCTTAGCACTTGGTTGGGAATGGTTGGAAAATGAACGTGAAAAACAAAGGAAAAAACAAGAACAAAAAGCAAAAGCAAAACATAGGCGATAAATGGAAGATTACCTACACTACTCTCTATTTATTGCCTTTTTTTATTAAACAAATTTTATAGGAATAGGGTAATATATGCCAAGCCAACAATTGATTAACATTATAATTAAAGCAACTGACCAGGCTTCGGCAGCTGCACAGAAAGTAGACCAGAACCTACGTAAGATTGGTGAATCTGGTTCAAGGTTAAGTAAGATTCCAGGTTTCGATGCTATGAAAACTAAGATATCTGGACTTGCCACAACCTTGGATGGGAAACTCAATGGAGCATTGACAAAGGCTCGTAACGGTTTCAACACCATCCGAACATCCATTGGAAACGTAGGCAGTACCATTAAGGGCAAGTTTGGTGGTGCGGTTGATGGTGTGCGGAACAAGTTAACCACCTTATCAAATGGTAGTAAAGGATTGGTTAGCAGTATGAATTTCCTTAAAGGTGCAGCATCGATGACCGCAGGTATGATAGGATTTGAATTAGTGTCCGGTCTGATTGAAGCCGGAAGAGCTGCAATAAATGCTTCTTCACAATTGGATTATTTCGGTCAGAGATTGAATAAGATGAGTGGACAATCCCATTTATCAAGTCAACAGTTCAAACAGTTCAAATCAGAATTAGGAGACTTGCAAAAGGAATTCCGTAAGGTGGACATGACTTCTGTCGGTGCTACTGCGGAGGAAATGGCAGTGAAAATGAACCTTCCTGCTAACAAATTAAGTGACCTAACAAGAATGACTGCGGTAATGTCATCCACTTTCGTTAAAGAAGGACGTTCACAGGAGGATGCGATTTTAGCCGTTAGTGATGCAATGGACGGTCAATTCCGTAGACTCCAAGAGATAGGTATCAGCCAAGAAGACTTGCAGAATAATGGTTGGGATGGTAACCTTGAAAACCAAGCAGGTTTAATCGATGCATTGAACAAGACAATGCAAGAAATGGGTTATGAGCAAACCGCAAAAGACATCACTAACTTGGATGAGGCTTTTACTGCTTTAAGCATTGCTGGTGGACAATTATTATCCGCTATTTTGATTCCATTAACTCCAGTGTTGATTCAGATTGTTGATGCTTTGTTGATGGCAGCAGATGCAGTTAAACCTTTCATTGATGCTTTGACTGGTGCAATTGGTGGAATGCCTGACTGGGCAAAATATGCCGGTTTGATAATGGGATTCGCAGTAGTGGTGAACCTTGTTGCAGGTTGGATTACGGCAACATTGGTACCTGCATTAGCAGCAGCATCATTGGCCGCATTGGATTTCGCAGCTGCAATGTTGGCAAATCCATTAACATGGTATGCAATAGCAATCATGGCAATCGTAGTAGCGATATATGAGATTGGTAAAGCTTTCGGATGGTGGACAGATGTTTCTTCAATGCTTGATGCTGTATGGGCCGGCCTTAACAGGTTATGGCAAGCTTTCATAAATCATCCTGATGTACAGGCAACAATACAAGCATTATCACAAGCATGGGATGTATTATCCTCTGCCATAGGTGGTGTGATAAGTTGGATTGGAAGCTTCTTTGAAGCAAGCGGCGGCGGAAACTTCGATGTTGTCAGGGCCTTGATAGAGGGTATTGGACTTGCATGGGAAGCATTGACATTACCTATCAGAACAGTAATAACCATTGTGCAAACATTAGCGAATATATTTTCAAGCGTAGGCAGTTCACAGATAGACATATTAGCCGCTGTAACTACTGTGTGGGACCTTTTGAAAACATATATTGGTAATGTGCTCTTGCAGATAGCTTCATCTATTGTTAACTGGGGAATACAGATATTTACTGCAGCAGTTAGTGCTGGACAGAGTTTTGTCAATGGAGTAATCACATACATTAAGATATTACCTGGCAGATTGCTCATGTATCTTTTCATGACAGCGGCCTATATAAGAATACAATTCACTAAGATGGTTACAACTGCAAGACAGAAAGCATTGCAGCTTGTTAGTGCCGTGGCTAACCTTATACTAGGACTGCCTAGAAGAATGTTATCTGGTCTCCTTGGGGGCGTCACAAGCATAGTAACTGCTGGTGGAAGATGGGTAAGTAATGCAAGGACCGAAGCAGGTAAAGTAGTTACAGCAGTAAGCAATAAATTATCAGGAATAGGTGGAGCAATCAGTGGAGCCTTAAGCGGTGTGGTCAATGCATTCACCAAGCCATTCAAAGATGCGTATAGTGCCGTTGCGGACTGGGTGGGTAAAATCAAAGCGAAAGCCAAGGAAGTGCCAGTAATTGGTGGTGCTTTCGGTGGTGAGGACCTGCCCCTTGCTTATGGTGGCGAAGACTTAATCAGTTCACAAGTAGGTAGTATTGAGAAGATGGAAATCCACACTACTAATGATGTTAACTTAAGTTTGGATCTAAGGAATGTTCCGGCTGGTATTGATGAGGTTGTTTTAAGGAATGCATTAGTTGAGAGTTTGACTGATAAGAGTGTGTTAAGTGTGTTGGTGAATAATAATGATTTCCAAAGTTTGGATAATAGGGCGAAGGCTCGTATCCTTGCAAGGAATAATAGAGCGAGAGGAGTGTAATTTATGGCTAGTGTGACTAAGTATGCTGGTACTGTTTCGCAGACTACTGGTGGTCATTATGTTAGTTTTGATTATTTGAATAATATTAGGAATGCGGCGGAGAATAGTCATGCCATATCAAGTATTTTGATTCAGGGTAAAAGTGAAACCAAGAATAGACCATCTACTATATCTTGTACTGGGTTTAATTTTAACTTGCCGTTGGGTGCAGAACCTACAAAAATCGTTGTGGAGTATCGTCATCGTAAGAATACTGGCAGTGATTATAGTAGTAAGTATCCTAAGAGGGTTTTGAATATTCCTGCACCTACTATATCATTGTTGGGTGTGAGTGGTTTTAGTGCGAAGGGAGTAGCACCGACTACCACTATGAAAACCAATACTAAAACCTTTGATGTTAAGGGTAAAATATCAAGGGCTCAGTTGAATAGTACGGGTTTTGGTTGCCGTATTAATTATCCGAGTAATACTAATAAGTGGAATGGTTATTTAAGAATTAGTTATGTTCGTGTCCGTGTTGAGTATGTCCTGAGTGATTACACGGTTAAGGTTGATGCGGTTGATGGTTATAATCAGGAACCTTTTGATGTTACTTTAAGGATTAGTAATAAGAATTTGACAAGGTATAATCCATCATTGACACTTACGACACCAGTTGGGTTCTCTTATGAGTCCTACGAAGGAACTGGTAAAATAACCAAGGTTAATAATACTACTTATCGTTGGGAGCCGAGTGTCGGTGGTAGTGGCAGTAGCAATATTACATTAAGGTTTACACCATCGGTTACTTATCCAAGTGGGTCTGATGTTTTCACTGGCACATTTACTTTAAGTGAGAGTTTGAATGGTAGTAATGCATCTAAATTGGTTAGTATTCGTGAAAAACCACAGACCAGTACCGAATCCGAGACTGGTGACACTACTGATGTTGAGAGTGCGTCTGATGATGATGGAAACATGATTATCGATATGCCAACTGACACGGTTTATCAGACTGTCAATGAAGAGTTTAAATTCATAGTACGTAAAGAAGATATGCCCTATGACGCAACCCACGGCTACTGGTATCAAGTAATGGCTGTTGACCCTCGAACCGGCATTATCAGTCTGGAGAGACTCCCCGCAGATGTCATTTGCCAAATCTACCCCGACGATGATAATGTCCAAGTAATCGTGGAGGATTGGGGTGACGAAGAAAGTATAAACTTCCTAATATATTTCACTGCTCTCGGGGCACAAACCATCGGATTAATAGATAAGGATGGGCGTGTTGTGGATTATCATTTCCATATTATTCCACAAACTGGTGAGGTGGTTAACAGTATCCTCCTCCAACCCTCCGAAGAAGAAACTGACAGATTAGGAACAGGTTATGCTTACATCGCACAAGCAGATATGAAACAAACCACCACCGACACTTACAAACGCGACTGGTACAAAAACAATCGTATCGGAGTATTCAACAATCCAATAACTGATAATATCACAATAACCGAAACTACCGACCCAGACACAGGCGAAATAACCGAAACCATAACAGACACAACCGATTATGAAAACCTAACACCAACCCAAATCATTCAGAATGCGGAATACTGGAGCAACAACCTCGCCGGCATTAACGAGTATGATACTGTTGATGTGGACTTCACCTATAATGAAAATTACCCATTATACATAATCATAACCGGCGACCACACCGAAGCCGAAGGGGCAGGGTTCGACCCTGGAAACATAACCTTTGATAATGTCTGTATTATTGAGAAACAGGTGTACAAGGGCAGAGAACAAACTGGCAACTACCCCTCACCAATCACTAACCTACTCGATGAAAACATAGCCGAGACAAGCATTCCTAATTTGGATACAACAGAAACCATAGTCCTCTATGATTTCCCACTAGAAGAAGAGTACGGAACCGACGAAACACACTCAATCAGGGGAATTGAAGTAACTGGAACCATAGAACAAGCCGATGAAATGGTATTATCCGCGAAACTCGTAAGCCCAAGTGGTGAGACTGGTGAAAGAACCATAATCATAAACAACCAAGACACCATCGACTCCCAAACCGAATTCCAGTTCGGAGGCTTAGGCGATTTATGGGGCTTCCAAACCACCGACCTAACACAATTAGGTGATTGGGAGGTGCAAATCTTCGCCAACAACATATTATTAGAAGAAGAGGCGAATTTGAATTTTGGAGATATAAGAATAGGCTTCTACATCGAACAATTACAAGAACAACTAATCAATGTAAAGGTAAATGGAGAAGATTTAAGTTACTATGGTGCCTTTATAGAAGATGCACAAATACCAGAAGGACTTGACACAGATACAAGCTTCTTGAGCATTGATGGAACCGATACCAATGATGCTTACAGGCAGAATATTCGTGAAAAGGTTATTGAATTGGAGATGAGTATCGGCGAATGCGACCTACAAACAAGTACCGATATGCTCAGACAACTAACCAAACTACTCGTCAACGAAAAAGACGAATACAACCGACCAATACCAAACACGATCGAATTCAGCCACTACCCAGATGTCTACTTCGAATATATTATGACCGACACAATGGACATAACCACAAGTGCAGGAGCCTACACTATCAAGGCAAAACTAACAATACCGGCAGGTACTGCATACTCAAAACAGAACACCAGTACCAATATCACTGGTTTTGTGCAGGGAATAGCATCAGTTAATCCAGTAATCAGTTTAAAGGCACAAGATAATGTAATCACACTCCAAGAAACCGTAACCGGTCAAAAATTCACAATCGGCTACGATGGAGACTGGCAAACTGGTATCGTGGAGATTGATTGCGAAGAGCGGAAAGTCTACCACCGGACTAATGAGGACGATACAGAACCAACCGACCTGTCAAAGTATGTGGACTTCAACAGCGACTGGTTCAACCTGCACGGAGAATACAACTTCAACGCCACCGGCTGCACAGTCAGAAAGGTAGAATTTACGGAGAGATGGTAAACTATGGGATTAACTATTGTTGTGATGACTGGTGATGAGGAATTTTTAAGATTCCTCGACCCAGAACTCTGCGATTTAACAGAAACACACGAACAAGGTGGCTTACGCTCACTTGACTTCACCTACCAGTTCCAAGACCTGCACGAAGACAAGCAACTATTCCGTATAGGTAACAAGGTGTGGATTAGTGGCGACAACAACCTAACCGACTGCCTATATGTGATAAATACACCAGTCGAGACCGATGTATACCAAGAAAACAGTTTCCACACAGAACTGGAAGAAGTATTAGTCGAGCTCAACTATGCTCCATTATTCACACAGAACGAACTAACCACGGCTAATGGGTTTGATGTGAGCATAACCAATGGACAACAAAGCGTAAACATCGACTATAATGCCTTACATTACTGGTTCGGCGACTGGTTTAATATTGGAGTAGTACAATATGCAATGAACAAAGCCTACAACCATATTAGTCTGAATGGTACAATTAACCTAATGGCATTGCTCCGATACATCGAAGAAGAAACCGGTAATGTCTTTGTTACAAGGTACGAAAAAGACCAACTCAATAATACAATCCATCGTTACTTGGACTTCTTGAATCCGATAGATGTAAGCAAGAACTGGCAACTCAACATCGAATACGATTTCGTAACCGAAAACACCACAACCCCAGAAATCTACGATAGCGATGGAAACCCCACAACCGATACTTATGAGGATGTCGAAGAAGAAGACGACATAGTAAACTTTGAGGACGGAACACCATTACTGAATATAGATCCAACAGTTACAGAGTTAAGGATAACCAATGCAAGTGGCGAACTCCTTAACAGTGATGGGCTGGTCTACAAAGAAGGGGATACTGCTTTAAGTTGGAATGCCGAAACAGTTGGCCTTGATGGAACCGACCAAAATGTAGTAATCGTGTTAAGTATGAATCACGGAACCCTTGGAATGGAAATCAAGGGTAAAAGCTTCGCCGTCGCACCATCAGATGTTTGTGGTATTCAGCCGAAAAGCTTCATCAGTATCGCGGATGACCCTGACACAATCGAGGACACCACTATCCCAGATGACAGTTATTTCACCATTTATGATACTGAAAACAAGATTAACTTGTACATGACTTGCATCAATCGTGAAATCGGACACGTACACGAAGAGGTATTGGATTTCGGTTTTAACTTGGAGAATGTGCAGTTTGAGACAGATGAGACCGAAACATTCACCAGCATAAGCCCAATCCTAAGCCTTGATGACAATAATGGTCTTACAAGGAATGATATGAACAACATCATAACTGCTTGGAAGAACCTATCTGTCACTAAGGGCGAAACAATACCAATGATAATCGAGAAGGTGCAGATACAAGCAAATGACACCAGTATGGCACAGCAACAAATGGGAGCAAGCAGTAAGAGTAATTTCTGGCAGAGACCATACCACCCACAAGACCAGCCTGATACACAAACCGCTAGCAATAGCAAATGGGAGTATTGGAGAGCCACCGCATACTGGAAAGCACCCTATACTAAACTGGCGGGTGATTTGCACATAAGCACCGAGAACATTCCTAATATGGAGTATACCACAGTATACGGCAACCCAGATGTAAGAGACGATTTCTTATTGAACCGTCCGAAGATGGGAACCGTCGAAACAAGCGACGAAGTAGCCCTAGCAATCTACAATGATGTTGCAATGAAACTCAAAGAAAAATCCACTAGGGAATTCAACATCACCTTAGATGTCGCTAACCTACGGAAAGAAGGAAGCTTCAACGATTATGAACTGCACGATAAGGTTTATGTGAAACTCCCTGATTATAGCGAACTTGTTACTGCTCGTGTAGTCAAGACTAGCAAGGAGGCTCATGATGTCGCCAAAAACACCATTGAGTTATCCAATTATAGCCTTAACAATATTAAAGCAGTGACCAAGGAAACAAGCATCAATGCCAATAATGTCAGTTTTAAATATCCGAACGAGAAACTATACAGTATTAGGCTTGAGAACTTGGATTATGATGAGACCGACACCTACAGCACACAATATTTAGCCAATAAACTGGTTACTTTTGCCTTGTATACTGTCAAAGAGAATGGCAGTAGTAAGACTTTGACCAAGCATACCTATAATCGTTTGACTGATGCTGATGGTTATGCAAGGCTGAACTTGCAGTTTAGCCCAGGGGATTATGAACTGGTTATAAGTTTTGGTGGTGATGAGGAGTACGAAGAAGCCACAAATACCGTTCAAGTCAATGTGTCTGGTACTATGGAGACTCCGCCGAAGCCAGTTGACACTAAAAAGAAGACTCCAAGTAATTTGAAGCAGAAAACCACAAAGAAAACCAGTAAATCCACAAAAAGCGTAAAAAGGTATTACAGCAAGTATGGAGTAAGTCCTGATGGAAAGTACCTTATGGCTATTGGTCTACCTAGTGCATATGGTGAGTTACCCAAATATGGTGCCAAATTTTATAAAACCGTGTTTAAAAGGAAATGTCCATTCTGTGGCAGTAAGGAACTTTATTGGGGTATATTCTGGGCTGGCAACGAGCACAGCAACTGGGGAAAATTCCCAGCCACAGGCAAACGAGAAGGAGGCTCAGCCGAAGGCCATATCTTCTGTAAAAAATGCGATGCAGACTTCAGCACAATTACTGGCGCGAACCACGGCTCAAACCCTAAAAAGTTGAAAATGTACAAGAAACCAGTAATAAGCAAGAAAACCGAAGCCTACACCCTTAAAAAAGGGAAAATGTACTACGACACAATAACAAAAACCGTCAAAGCCAAGAATGTCGAATCCAACAAAACAAGAACCCAGAGTTACACGATCAACAAGAACCTAGTCCAACTTGCCAAAAACATAGTCGGCAACAGCACAGGTCTTGCAGCTGCCAAGAAGATAGCAGCGTGGTGTGGTAAAAAGAGTAATCTCAGGTATGATTATTATGATAATTTCAGGCGTTCACCAACATATGTTATGAAAGTGAAAGGAGCGAATTGTTGTGATAGTACACGGTTTATGTTCACATTGATGGATGCGGCTGGTTGCACCGAAACATTAAGGTTGGAGTATGTGCATACAAAGAATGGCATTAACGGTCATGTCCTCGGCAAGATTACCACCATTAGCAGTGGCAAATGGCGGTACGTGGACCCCGTCTTGAAGTCTCGTGCACCATGGGGCCACCACCTAAATAACCCAAAATATGGTAATGTCCCTGGGACTACTCATAGTTATCAGGGTCCGAATTATCCTAATGGTTTCTTCTAAAAAAAAGAGTATTGGAGTGTGAATTAAAATATGGTTGAGAAAATCCTAATAAGCCCAGCCCGTTTAAGGTGCTATGGGAATGTAATAAGTGAGCATAGTCTTGAAGATTATATGCTGAATAAGAGTATTCTTGTGAAGATGACTGACACTATCGATGGTGTGTTGCAGACTGTTTATCAGTTCGGCTACACATTGTATGGTTTCATCTTCGGCGTGGATACGGGGTTGAAAGAATTGTATGTGCAGACAGAGAATACTGGATTGTTAAGCTTCGGCTTGAGTAATAAGAGTTTGTACGTGGAAACAAGCAGTGAGGATATGACTTGCAGTATTGGTGTAGATGATAAGAGCGTGTATATTGAAGTAAATGAGGTATGATATGTATGAGTGAAAGAAGCAGCGTAAGTATAGCGGAAGTTTTGGGTGATAATTATTACATTGACAAGTTAACCAGTAGTGAGTATAGTCCTGCCGTAGGTGATACTGTTACAATAACATTACTGGTTAAGGATGTGTTCGGCGACCCAGTCACTGGTCAGACCCGTACTGTTACTTGTACTGGTGGCAGTTTTGTTAGTGTGAATGGAAGTAGCATAACCTCATCAAGTAGTGTTGAGGTTACTACTGGTAGCGGGGGCACTGTTACATTGGGTTTAAGTGTATCCGTGGCGGATAATATTATTGTATCTGATGGTAGAGCAGAGTGTGTTGTCAGTTCGTTAAGCACCAGTATAGCGAATATTGGAACTTTTGAAAAAGTAGCCGAAAACACCACCTATGAATTATGGGTGAACACTACTACAAGATGTGCAAGAATAATAGGGCATCGTACAAACGTCACAATAGGCTCTGGTGAGCGTTTTAACAATTATAGTGATTTCATAATCCCAAGTGCCTACTACCCACAGAGGAGTATATATCGTTTGATTATGCGAAGTAATCAATTCATATTCTACCTATACGATAATGGCAGTTATGGGATTTACAATACTGGTAGTAGTGTTAGTGATTATAATCTCAGTTTCCAAATCGACTACACCTATTAATTAATAATGGTAGAAGACCACAAAAAAAGGGTGAAAAATGACAAAAATCAAAACAACTGACATTATCAAAGAAGCGGTTGAAGTTAAACATTTTATTGAAACTAATAAGAAGCTTCCACGGTACTGCACAATCCAAGGCAACCAATACACCCCATACACGGTCGCCTACTTGATAAGCCGAACCATTGCAAACTTGAAAGCAGATACTTTTAATGTTAAAGCAATTGGCAAGTCTAACCAAGGATTCAGTGTGAAACTCTCCGAAAATTGTAGCAAAACAACCTACCTTGATATGATAGGTAGGTTTAATGATTATTGTAGCAAAAATGGTAGAGTCCCTGCATATGTAGTAACCATAAGAAACAAATCCGATTTCACAACTTACCTTTACGGAGTGTGTAAAATACTAAACTACTACAAGCAAAACAATACTTTGCCGAAGACTTGCCTATTTACAAGTGCCTACATTGATGTAAATGGAAGGAGCAGTACAAATTCAAAAAAAGATACTGCTCAATCTACATCAAGTAATGCAAACCTTGAAGTTTATACCAGTAGCCCACACTATCTGAATACTGGATGCAACAACCTAGGACAATGCACCAGTTATTACTGTGGTGTTCATTCAGTCCATCAAGTATTGCGGAAGTTTGGAATAACCAAATACAACGAAAACAAACTAGCAGGCTGGGCAGGAACCACAACCTCAGGAACCGACCATCAAGGCATACTTACTGCGATTGCCAAGGCAAGTAATGGCAAACTACAAGCAAAGTGGATTAATTTTAGCAGTCTTGGAAATGATACAAACAGTAGGTTTAAAGCATTAGGCAAACTAATAAGCCAAAAGGATACTGACTGCATCATACACAACCTATACCGATTAAAATATGGTCATTATGAAACCATCCACAAAATCGACCACACCAACAAAACAGTATATGTCTTAAACAGTCTTGGCAATAAGTGTGGCACAACCAGTTATTGCGGATACATAGAAAAAAGAAGCTACAATGAATATGCCAAGTATATTGCAAATACACCGGCTAACCAACCAAGCATATGCCTAATCACAAAAAAATAATGATGCTTATGTCAATACAAAAAATAATCTTAAACCAGAAAATAGCCAACCGATTATATGATTGCCTGGGCGATCATAAACTCGTGATTGAATACCAAGCAAAAATCAATGAAAGAAACCATAAGGAGAATATCATTAATAAGAGTGATATTGTCTTTACGGATGAGAATGGAAACTACATACAGTGAGGTGAAAATTTTTATGTCAAACCATACTGGAAACCTATCAACTATCGTGAAAATGATACTTCTGACCGTCTTGCCCTACATCATAGCAGACACACAAACCCAAGACCAAGTAATAAGCATAATCCTTGCAATCGTGGGTCTTATTATTGCTTATGTTGATGCGAAGTATCCGAATACATTGGCTTTCCTTGATAATGATGAGAGTTTGGAGGAGCCGGCACAGGTCGGTGAAATCAGACAACCAATAATCCTGAACGAGGAGTACATCGAGCCAATCCCAGAAATAGAAGCCGAAACCGAAACCAATGATGATGGATGCTAAAAACCTATAAAACTTTTTTTACTTTTTTTTATTATTTTTTTTTTGAATATGCTCAAATCACAACTTATATATATTATTACCGATATAATGTACAACTAGGTGATACAATGTTTTACGAAAACATAGAATATGATATAATATCAGATATTCCATTAGAGGAACTGCAAAAATACCTAGTTGAAAACAATATTTATCTTAATATGTCCACCACAACAGAAAAATGGGCAGGATTTAGTCATTATTACGCAAGAGAACACGGCCTTAATGATGTGTATGCTGGAAGTTTCGCTAATATGGTAGCACAATTTGTCACTGGAATGAGTTGCAGCTGCGGAACTGAAATGTATTTGAAAGAAGAGAAAATAGAGTATGAAATCTTGAAAATAAGTGACAGGATAAGATTGTCAAATTTCACTGATGAAGAAAAAGTTAAGATGTTGTTTCATGAGATCTTCAAGTTCTACAATTCAGACAATTTTCAGCAGTATGAATTAGCTTTTGGTAGGCTGGATTGCAGACTTACTTATACTGATACTGTCTTGTTTGAAAAAGTTGAGGGGGATAACCCTACTCAAAAAGTTAGAAATCTTCTTAGGTTCTATGATGATCATACGGAATAATTTTTCTTTTTATTATTTTTTTGATTTATTCAGAAAAGTTTATATACTATGAATGACATACTATGTACAACGAAGTATAACATTACTCCAAAACAGAAATAAACGAAGTGATAAAATGACAGAATATGTAGAATTTGAAATTGTAAGCACCGAAAACAGTCAAATAACCCTCAAAGGATATGTGGACATCACAACAATCGATGATGATGAACCTGAAATCGGCTACTATGACCACCAAGGATTTACCACCACAAACCTGCCAAAAAACCCATTTGACTTCGCAGAAAAAGAGCATATGCAATACTACAACTTGATCCAAAAATGGGCAGAAGACTCCCAGTTCCTGCAATGGATATGGGATTGTAAAGATGACAACAGAAGGGAAATAGACAGAGGAAATTACTATTTAATAATCAATTAAAACTAATTTTTGTTTAATCGAGTATAATAATTTCATTATAGTATTCCTTTTTTTCTATTTTCATTTTTTTATTACATTTACTCGTTTTTTTATTACTACCTTATTGCTTTTTAACCCTAAAAAAACAAACCAAAATACATACCATACACAAAAAAGTGATAAAAATATGAAAAACCGGTAGAAACCAAACAAGGTTTCATCTAAAAAACAACCAAAGTTTCCACCCCACAAAGCATATTACTTTTCAAATGCACTCACTCTATTTTAAAAAAGACCAAAAAACAAAAAGGTAAAACACAATGATATACGAAGAAGACAAAAAACTTCTTCAAGAAATAAGCACCGCTAAAAACCTGAACAAAAACACGATAAGCAATTACAGGTCAAGCATAAAACAATACACACAATGCATTGGAAAAAGCATGACCAACTTGCTAATCGAAGCAGAAACGGAGGAAGAACAAGGCATACGGTGGAAAAAAAGGAAAATCAGGACACACCTAATACGGTACCGGGCACACCTAATAGACAAGTACGAGTACGAAGGAACCATCCGAGTATACCTAACAAAAATACTCGCAATCTACCGACACTACGAGATAGAACTCCAACCACTACCACAGGTAAGCACACGAGACAAAACCCAGACAATGGTCAAATACGCGGACTTACCTGACAAGGAAATAATCCGAAGAGCCCTAAACATTGCAGACCCACAAACTAAAGCAATAATCTTGCTAATCTGCAGTGGGGGGATGGGCAGGACTGAAGTCACAAATCTCACAGTACAAGACTTCATAACCGCGACCAGTGAATACCACAACAAAACGGACATCCATGAAGTCCTGCAAGAGTTAGATCCAAACACTGATATAATCCCAACTTGGCAAGTGCACCGGCAGAAAACCAACAAGGATTATTATACTTTCAGCACACCTGAGAGCACAAGGGCAATCCTCTACTACTTATACGACACACGGCGAAACCTAACAAGCGAGGACTTATTGTTTGGGATAAAACCGGATTACCTGGGAAGGAAATTCAGGACGATTAACAACAGATTAGGACTTGGCAAGGTTGGAGCATACAACCGGTTCCGACCCCATATGCTCAGGAAGTATCATGCAAGCCAACTCAACCAGGGCAAGCATAAGCTGAGCCTTGATGAAGTGGATAGTTTGCAGGGACGAGGCAAGAGTGGCACACGGGCTTCCTATTTCCTATCCAATCCAGAGGATTTACGGCGTAAGTATTGTTTGAATATGGGCGAGCTGCTTATTCTTGAAGCTGAAAAAAAGAGTAATGATAGTGAGTTGCTTGAATTGCAAAGACGGTATGATGAATTACAGGCTAATATTAAGGAGGCTGCACGTTTGGAGGTGAAAAAGATACTTGAAGAATTAGGTTACAAATTATAGAAAATAAAAATTAGTAGGGGTATGGCTGCCAAAGCAGTAGTATAGAATAGAGAATAATACGATAAAAAAAAAGAGAGTTCCATTAGTTAAAATAATAACTTATAATTTTTTGCACAAATAGGATTTATTTTTTGAACTATGAAAACCTTTACTTTTTATAGCATTGTTTATCTTCAGCAACCATGAACTTATTTTTGTCCATGATTACTTATAAAGATGTCGCTACATTAAGGTTTTAATCGTCGCTATTTTCTCTCTTTTTTACTGTTATCACCTTCTCATCATCGATGACATTGACAGTCCAAGTCAACTCATCATTGGGTTCAACTTCTAAAACATCACCAATTGCCTTCGGAATGCCAGTTCGGAGGCTATTACTGGTGGTGTTTGCCTTATTGATTTTACTATGCTGTTTCAAGATTATCATACCTCTTGTTATATTTTTCGTTATATATAATTATACTTTTTATCTATAATAAATGTTGCCATTAAGTTAAACAAAAAGTCGCAACTTTTATATAAGATGAAAACAAATAATAAAACAAGCAAGACTTAAAATCTTGACTTAAAAATTTGCACAAATAGGAAAATTTGGTACTATGAAAATAGAAAACGAAACCCTGGTCATACTCCCTAACGGGGAACTGACCAACGGAGAAAACATAATACGAGCATTAAAGCTCGAAGAAAGAATACTGAAATTTGCCAAAGAAGGTGAAAACAATGGTTAAGCAGAAACTTTACGCGATCAACCCAGACAGTATCTGGTGCATCGGCAGTCGGGGTAAATGCTACGAAGCCTACCTCGGCAGAACTGTTAAACGAAGCCAACTCAAACTTGGCAAGACAGTAGAAGTCGAATTCCACAATCACAAAGCCTACATCAAGGGAGTGTGCCAATAATGGAACCATGGGAACATGACGAAATATTCAACACAACACACTCAATTGATGCACCAGATGAACAAATCCCACCATATGATCCTTATGATGAGGAGCAGTACATGGTGGATTGTTACTTAAATGATGAGGCTTATTTGGAAGCCCATATAAGCAGCCTGCTTGGTGAAGAGGTGAAACTATGAAGAATGGACTGCAAAACTTCCTTGCATATTGTTATATGTGTTATACTGGCAAGGCAAGACTGGACCGTGTACAGACTGATATCCACAGGACACTTGTCCTGGTTGGTTTTGTAACACTCCTTGTTTTAGCATTTCTAGGGCTTGTAGCACTTTGCTTCATTATAAAGCCACCGGAGTATTATAGTACTCCTTTGGCTTTTTTATAGGAGGATTTTTGATGAGAACTATCAAGAAACAAGAAACAATCCGTACCGATTGGCATGGCATCTTGAAAGAGATTAACCGAATAGGTGTATTCGGTGCCAAGAAAGTACAAACCATCAGCATCAAGCAATACGAGTCAGACCTACATAATAAACCAGAGTACACACTTACCATCAATACTTTGGAGGAGAGAGATGACTAGTATTGGAGAGTTAGCAGACGAACTATTAGAAACCATAGCACTGGAAGACGAAATGTACTTCCAACGGCATGGCTTCTACACCACAAGGACAAGGGCAAACGAATGCCGAGTCCTTGTCTTTGAAATACCAAACGAACAAAAGAAACTTGAAGATTTTAACATATGGAGATGTAAGAATGGCAACTAAAAAAGAAGCTGAAGAGAACCCTTTTGAAGAAATGAAACCATTACGATACACCGATACTGTTTACAACTGCATCGGACTATGGAGACAAAAAGGCATCGACGTCAACATGATGCTAATCAAAGAACTAGAAGGAGCAAAGAAAAACCTAGACGTCTACCGACAGAAAGTCGATATTGACAAAAACACCCTGTTGCTTGAAACCAACTGGGACAATGTGAACGAAGAAAGAAAAGCACAAGGCCTCCCAAAAATATCAAATGAGAGTATGAGGAAGGCTTACATAGACTCTCAACTCGTACAAGAAAAAAGAGAACTAAACACACTCACAGTCGAATATGAGACACTATTAAGAATTTATGATGCAATCAAGGAGTAAATACTATGGCATTTGAAACAATAGAACCTGGAGTAGACGAAACAAGCAGATACTGGGAACCACTAACAGTTGGAGACCGAATAGAAGGAAACGTAATAGACTTTGTAGAAGACAACTACGGCAACACAAGAATATTATTAGAACTTGAAAGTGGCTTCGAAAAAGAACTACCATCACACAGAGACCTGCAAAGATACAACCGCAAAGTCGACATCGGCGACTACATCAGAGTAACCCTTGCGAAGATAATCCCAAGCAATAATGAAAATTATGCGGATAAAAGGGTTTACAAGGTTGAAAAAGACCCATCACGCCGTGTAGAGTATGAAGAAGACGAAGGTGAAGTATATGACTACTAAAAACGAAATCATAGAGGCGGAGGCAAAAACCTCCTCCCTCGACCTAATCAAAGACGAAAACAAACTCAAAACCGAAAACCATAACGCCCTAGCAGTAGTACACGAAGTATTGCACAACAAGGAGAAGCCTGTTATCGTGAACGGTAAAAGGCATCTTGAATTTGAAGACTGGATCGCACTAGGCAATGCATTCGGAATAGCCGTACGGACAGGTGAAGCAGAACCAGTCGAGATATTTGAAGCCAAAGGATTCAAAGCAAGAGCCGAAGTAGTCAGAGTATCCGATGGCATAATCATTGGAGGAGCCGAAGCTTACTGCTTGAACAATGAAAGAAACTGGAGAAACAAGGATTACTTCCAAATGGCTAGCATGGCACAGACCAGAGCCGGCAGTAAAGCCTTAAGCAACCAGTTAAGAGGATTTGTCTCCTTGGATAAGAACCTTAATGGTACACCATCCGAGGAAATGGTAGGGATAAACAATGAGAAAAAAGGTCAAGTTAGGCGTAGGAAGAAGGCTCCGGCACAACCGAAAAAAGAAAAAGAAGCCGAAGAAGAAGTCATCGAAGCCGAAATAGTTGAAGAAAAACCAAAATCCGATAATCCTGCATTAGTCTTAAAGGGGACTAATAATGTTGTCTTAGGTGAATGGTTCCGAAAAATAATACAAAAACTCGAAAGACGCGGAGACGAACTAACCAAGAAAAACTTCACCCGCATCAGTAAGCTTTGGGCCTATGATAACCAATACCCAGACTTCAATGAGGACATATGCAAAGAATTACTAAGCCACGTGGAAGAAGCATAACCCCCATCTTCCACCACTTTTTTTTATCACCCAAACAAATACGGGAGGTGAAAAACCACAATGACAGCACAAGTCAAAACAATACAAAGCCTAACCCAAACACTAACAGAAATCAAACCAGAACTCACAGACACACTACTCAGACAAATCATAAGCGAAATGTTCACACAAGAAGTAGATCCAGAAACCTGTGAAGACATCATAAGGCCATTATGTGAAAACCTTGTCAACAATCCTGATTTTGAAACCATGTTTGACTGGGCCGACATAAACACATACCTAAATAATATCTACTCCTTAGAGGATAAGCCTAATACTGGATTAGATGGTGTTAGTTTTTTATTGTCAAGGAATTATGATGAGGCTGAAACCACAATGTTCAATCGTCGGTTGAAAAAGGCTTTGGCTCCGTATGGTACTAAAAAGGTTTACAGGGAGAAAACCGGAACCAACACCAGTATCATACTTAATCAGAAACTGGAGATAATCCAGTATGAATGGGATAATGGTAAGAAAGGCGAAAGGAACCTTGAAACTGTGATTAATGCTTATCCTCAGGAAGTTATAATCCATGACAGTCCACTCGATGATATTGGCAGGACATTCACTATACGATGGGTGAGTAAAACCAGTAGCAGAGTATTCGAGACCAATCGTAAAACCATCAAGGAAATCGAACAATACCTTGAAGAAGCCGGATGGGTAATAACACCAAGACGATTAAAAGGAACACTCGCAGCAGTAATCCAAATCGCAGTCAAATACAAACTCGCCCAAATGCATAACGAGATTGACAACCCTGGAGTGTACTGGGATAAAACCAATGAAGAATTGAAAATCATCCACCTTGATGTAGATGAGCCAAGCCAAGATGAAGTAAATGAGGCACTTAATGTCATAGATTTACTTGCTCCCTTCTTTAAAGGACATGAAACCAAACTAAGTACCTGTTTAAAATGGGGATTAATGAGTATATTTGATTACAGTATCAAACAGATAGGTGGTAAATGGATGCCTTGGCTATACTTGTATGGTAAGGCTGGAAGTGGTAAGACCACCCTTGGCGAAATCATACTCTTCATCTATGATATCCCTAACGAGGATAACAACCTAGGCGGAAGCAGTTTCGACACTGTCGCAAGAGTCGGAAGCAGAGTAAGCCAATTCACCAAACCAATAATGGTAAGCGAACCAGAAGGAGCACTCAACAAGCCTTCAATCGTTGGAATGCTCAAAACCGCGATAGAATCCACAACCGCCCGTGGAAGATACCAAGGCAAAGCCTACAGGACAATACCAAGCTTCAGCTGTGGAATAATAACCGCAAACCAAGGCTTACCGTCAGGTGATGCATTATTCAGAAGATTCACCAGCATCCTATTCAGCCACAACGAAAAAAAGGCCGCAGATAACAAGAAAGAATTTGATGAAATCTTCAAAATAAACAGTCCTAAAAGAAGCATACTCAACAAATTAAAGGCTCTGGGTAATTATTTCATAACCGAAATAAAAAGCAACCCAGAATTATTACTCAACGATTGGCAAGAAACAGCAGACCTACTAGTAGGAAGAGCATACCTAGACACCGGCCACGATATGCCAAGTTGGATACTGGACTGGCACAAAACCGAAACACTCGACGATCTAGATGAAGAAGAAATCGAAGAAATCAGATTATTCCTGATAGAGAAAATAAACCGAGCCACACAGAAAGTCCAAGTATGGAGTGAAGAAACCGGCAGACCATTAAACCAACAAGACCTTGACACGGATTTCAAAACCAATGATGATTTCAATGATAGAGTGTGGAGTGTGTTGAATGAGAAGCTGATTCCTTGGCTTGACCTTCACCGTGGCCGTGATGGGACTATTAATGTGGTTTGCAGTAGCGGTATAAAGAAGGAACTTAAACAGATTACTAGCAGCAGCTATAACTTGCAATCCATTAGCGAATTGTTAGGCTGGGAATACAAGCCAATATTGATTAATGGTAAAACTAAGCGGATGATGATTGTTAATTATCATGATTTCCTGGATTTCCTGTATCCTAAACTTGACGAGTATGATGGCGAAGGCAACTTTGAGGTGATAAGGTAAAAACACAAGATTACATTTGAAATTACATTTTGTCTTTGTAATTCCAAAACATTGGAGAACCCAGTATTTTGTAGTTTTGAGTATTCATAGGATTTATTATAAAATTACAAAATTTTTTCAATGGGTATTGGTATATTACAGAGAGACCTTTTTTATTGTTTGTAATTTTGTAATAATGTAATTCTAAACAATAAGATAAGCAATGTAATTTTGTAATTTTGTAATTTCAAAAAAAATATAAGGAGACAACTTATGTTAACTTGTGAATACGATGAAAGAAACCAATGCAAAGGCTGCAAACTAGAAAACAACTGCCTACTCAAAATAGGACTAACACCCAGCCTAAGACAAATACAAGACCACATACGAGACCTACTCAAGTTGATAAACATGGCAGAAACAGACCTAAACACAATCGACAAAATACAACGATTCATCGACAACGGATTATACGAGAAACAAAGAAACATCTTCGGCGATCCAATAACAAAGGTTAGTGATGTTGCCAATTATCCGCCAAGGGATGAAGTGGCTGAAGAGTTGGATGATTTACGGTATGAGCTTAAATTGTACAGGCGTAAGGAATTCGAATTGATTAAAGAAGTGGTGAATAAATTATGAGGATAATTGTTGATACTCGTGAGCATGGCCCAAGGGGCTTAACATCTACAAGGAAGAGCCGAGCCCTGGAGTATTATTCTAGTAAGGGTTACGATTGCGAAATACGGCAACTTGAATTCGGTGATTACCTATTCAATAACCAAGTAGTTTTTGAGTATAAACTAATCGATGACCTGATGAAGAGCATCACCAACGGCCGTTTATTCGACGAGTGTGTTAACCAAACAGTAACTTACCCTTACAGTTACTTGATTGTTGAAGGAGATTTGCAGGATTATATCCTGGATAGTTGGGAGTCATATAATGTTCGCAAGCAGTACCTATTTGATTATCATAAATTCATAAAATCCACATATTCAAGGTATGAAGGAGCAATAAGGCGAGTGCAGACCATCTGCCCAGTAATCTATGCAGCATCTGAGAGTGTGGCTTTCCAGGAGATGCTTTTACAGGCTCAGAAATGTTGTGAAAGCCGGTACTATGGTAGTGAGGTTAAGAATCTTGTTAAATCTGCTTCCGCGGTGGATAGTGTGTTGTGTAGTGTTAAGGGTGTGAGTGATAAGAAGGCAAAACTGATTAAGGAAACATTAAACATCAAAAATTTAAACGATTTAATCAATTGTTCTGTCAAGGATTTTAACAAGGTCAAATCAATAGGGGAAATCACTGCGAATAATCTATATGAGTTTATTCATAAAAAGGAGGATTAGATATTTTGTTGAAATGTCCCAAGTGTAAAAAAATGATACATCAAAAATATGCTGCATGGACTAACACGGAACCAATGATAAGCCGAAGAGCCTATGACTGCCAAGCTTGCCGGACCCGTTTTATTGAAACTGTGGAAGTTGGATCATGCAGGGTGTTAGGGATTGTTGAGGAGAGGTTTGTTGATAGGCAGAGTACATTAGATTTTTTTAATGGAGGATTGAGTAAAGATGTTGGAAGTAGTACAAGAAGAGGATAAATTGAAATGCAGTAAGGATTTGAATTTTATCAAGTTGAGTTTGAGTAATCTTAGGATTGGGCATAGTCAACTAATGCTAGACCTGCCACTTGATTACCATAGCGAAGACTTTGATACTGCTTTCATGGAGTTGGTGGATGAGTTGGAGGATTTAATCAAAGATTACGAGGCACGGATACTATGAGTGAAGCTGATTATTGCATTTTAGGAGAAGGATTTTGCCAATGGTGTAGGTATTGTATAATCAAGTATAAGGAGGATTAGAGATTGACTGATGACCAATTATTCGGTGAAACCGACCTTGAAGAAAAAATTAAGGAACTGGAAGGGGAAGTGAAATCTTTGAATGCTTTCCTTGTACATAATGGCTTTGCAGAAGAGTATACCCGATGGAAAGGTGATGATTGATGAGTGAAAAAACAATCAAATACTTCTCGATGTTTAGCGGCATTGGAGGATTTGAATACGGAATAGAAAAAGCAAACACACAAACCGACTTTGAATGCGTCGGTTATTCAGAAATAGATAAATACGCGGTGAGCATATATGAAAAACACTATCCAAACTACATTAACTATGGAGATGCAACAAAAATCAATACCGAAGACCTGCCAAACTTTAGCTTCCTCGTTGGAGGATTTCCTTGTCAAGCTTTCAGCATTGCTGGAAAACGAAAAGGATTTGACGAAGCAAGAGGAACACTATTTTTTGAGATTGCAAGGGTTCTCCGAGACAAAAAGCCCTCTTGTTTTTTACTCGAAAACGTTAAGGGCTTATTATCTCATGATAGGGGCCGAACTGTCCAAACCATTTTTAGGGTCTGCGATGAACTCGGGTATGATGTATCATGGGCGGTTTATAATTCCAAAGACTATGGTGTGCCGCAGAATAGGGAGAGGATTTTTATTAAGGGATATTCTCGAACCAGTTGTGGAGGAGAAGTATTATCTGTCCCCAGAGTTGACAAGGCGGTTGATGAGCCAATGAG